GGTTCCCCCCCCCCCGAACAATCTTTACGTTATTTTGATTGTATAAATTTCTTACTATATAAATAACATTTTCTTATTCTTCCATAAATACTTTACCTTATCACACTTTAGCTCAGTATTTTAATTCTTTTAATTGTATGCATATCTTAGAAGGCTTTCTTATCACTAATCTATTTAGTTCCTTCTCCTCATTACCTTCTTCAGAGCAACACATACATTGCTCTTCCTTTCTTTTAAAATTTTAACATACTCATCGCATTCTTATCACGCGATTTCCAGTACTTTTGTTTATTTTTGTACATTTAACATTATAAAATCTTCTTTGGTCTCTAATTTTAAAGGTATTGACCACGCCTTAATGACAGTTCTTTTAGAACTTCATACACTTTGTTTGTTTTTGTGCTTTATTTTTATATAAAACATCTTGGATAGATCGTTAACTTCCACACTACAGTGCATTACGAATACTTTGGCTATTTGGACAGTGTCCAAAGTCCCTTCGTAGTAACGACTATCAGCATTTCTTTCATCCGAGGATGAAATTGCGATTTTAATCAGGAAAGTGTATCTAGATCAATTTATTCATCCCACTTTTCTGGGGGAGCAGTATCCCTTGGCAGATGTTACTAGGCCACCCTTGCCATATAAAAAGTAACAATTGGATTCGCCATCCACCGTAACTCTCCACCTTCACGTCAACTCAGACTTGTCCTGGTGAGTATCTAATGATCTATATAAAACCCTACACATGTTATTCGTGAGCCTAGTCCGTATTAGGGGTTTGAAGGGCCCCCACTGTGGCAAAGCTTTCGAGAGAGGAGGAGTCCTCTTTCGTGATTTTCTTATGGTTTTTAACCATTTTTTAGTTTATCAACTTGACACCCTGTACACGAATGCATGACCCGACAGATGATTGCAAGATCTTCTATTCGGATTTAATAAGTGCTGATGATTTACACTTAACGGTCCGCACACACAGCTGCTATCCAACACAAAAAACCTGAAATAAAAATGATTGAAAGTTGTGTTACTCATAAACCCGTGTGCATCAGTATGGCTCCCCTTCCTAAAGAGGGTAGCCGTAAATCCACTTACTCACAGAGACGTATTTACGATATCTCTGGGGGCTGCAGCTTTAGTGTAGTCCCACTTGCTCTCCAGAGGATTCTTCCTCCTGTAGATTATTCTATCTCTGGATTGAGCGACAACTATTATTACCTTCTTACACATGATAGTAGTTTTACTCATAAAATGATGAACCCTTCCAAAGGTGACATCATTAACACCATTTTGCGCGAGCGCAAAGCTCCAAAACCAAAGACTGTTATTACACCTAAACCTAACCAGTCTTTGGAATGCTTTGACGCGACCATTTACAACTTCCTGCTCTCCACTGGAGAGATTCAGGCTCACCAACCCGGCGATGACTTGTATGACGAACTTCTTCCCCACGATTTACCTTCGTTTTATGAGTCCCGCGATATTATTGACATCAACGCCACTGATTCTGATTCATCAGACGAATTCACTATTGACTCTTCTTCATCAGATGAGTACAGTTTTGATGATGACGTTTGGGATGACTCCGATGTTCTGACTCGCCATGACGAAGAGATGGAGGATCTCCTTCGTGGTGAAGAATATTCTCAAGCAATGAGCGACGATGAGTTTTATGAAATTCATGGTTGCACTCCAGAGTCTTTTGAATCTCATTTGCACCTTTTTTCACCTAACGCAACAAGTTCTTCGTCCATTGAGCCGCGACAGACTAACCTTACCAGATTCTTTTGGTTTACTTTGCGTTTCATGGTATTAAATTATGTTTACAATGCTTTAGAGCCTTATCCTCTTGCTTGGTATTTTGTTTTCTTTTCTGTTTGGACTTATATTGCTTGGGCGAAATTTTTCGCCGAAGAGCAAAAACTCTTTGTACCAGCTTCTACTTACTCAACTCCTCTTGTACAGGAGGAGCTTCCAGCTTCTGCTTACGTTTTCCTATTTTATTTATTTTACAAGAGTTGGGCTGGGATGGACGTATTTGCCTTATTTTACTTTTCTTACATGTCTTATAAGTATAGGGGGAGATTGCCCATGTCTAAATTTCTTAAATTTGATGTTAATTTTCAAGAATATGTCGATGTGGTGATTTTTGCTCAAATTTGGTTTTCAATTGCCAGGCTTGGTCTTCTTGGTTTTCGAATGCATTGGCTTTTAACTTGCGACCCCTTTTCCTTTGAGACTATCATTGTCTATTCATCATGCTGGATGTGGGTTGTGATTGGTGCAATGTTTGCGTATTCTTTTGATATTAAGGACAAAGTTCAAAGATCTAGGAATTTTTATGTAACCGGTGCTTTTACTTGGCCTTTGTTAATGTATGGTTTCCTCCCACACTGGACCACTATGAATGGCATAGATGAGTGTCTCAGACAACAGGATTTGGCCAATAGTAACCAAAGTTTTACCGATTCCATTGGTTTAACTACTTGTATTCCCAATTCTACTTCTAATTCTAGTTTTGTCGAGGATTTTCCTGAAGACAATCTTGATGAGTCTACCGAAAGCCCTAGACTTTCTCCCGACCTTTCATTACCTGCTTTCATAAAGGCTAGCGGCGATTATTTCATTCCTGATCTTTCCTTACCGGCTTTTGTTAAAGCTGACAATGACTATTCCACTCTTACTATTGACATCGTTGACTTTTTCAGGAAAGCTATTGAACAAGTTCGCTCCCAACCGATAACATCCGGCTTTGCCATTGTTTGTTTGACTAATTTCTTTAGCACCTTGCCTGTTTTTAATACTAATACCAACCGAGGCCTTACCAGCTATTTTAACACCATCAGTAAAACTGTTATTGTCACCGTAGTTCCCATTATGGCCGTCGCGGGCCTTTACGAGGACTCCAGTTTTGCTGGCTTTGATGATGGTCTCCGTTCTTATGGTGTGAAATTGTGCGATTCTGTAAAGAAGCTTTTAGATAAAGGCGCTCGCATGGCTTTTAATTTTAAGACGAAGGCAATTGAGAGTTCTGAGTCAGTAGGCGGTGCCGTTGACAAGTTGGATAAAATTGTTGCCAAACTTCTTAGTATAGTTCCTGATAGTGCATCTGAAACATGTGGTAATTTGTTTCAGGAACTTTTTTCTGATTCTCATGTGAATGGAGTTGTCAAGGCTCTTACATTTTCTGCACTTGCAGCATCAATTCGTAGGTTTTGGCCTAAGGAAACTCCACAGATTACATCAGGCGTCTTTGGTGTCGCCGTCAATGAAATTGTCAATAAGTTATCTAGTGAGACAACTATTGCTACACTTATTGCTACCATTGGAGTGTCTGTTACAACCATGTTGTTTAAGTCTGTTATTGGACAAGGCATTTCCCCTGGCGTTCGAGAAGTTCGCAGGATTTCTAACCTTATTAACAGCAATGGTTATAACGAGATGATGCTCCATTACAGAGATTGTACGGAATTATGTAATTTGTCTCAAAAGTATTCTATCAAATTTAACGGCTGCTTTATTACTAATGCTTACAGCCTTATTGATTATATCAAGTCAGAGAAGATTAACATTTCCAAGTATCAGTATTTGCGGGGCCCTGCCATTAGTATTGAAGTCAAGAATATTATTTCCACTTTTAACAAAAATCTTATCGAGCTTCAACAGGGATCACGCAGTCTTAGGGGTGCGTCCCCTTTTGTCAATAGTCTTTACGGTTCTGGAGGTTGCGGTAAGAGTATCTCTATCACGTATACCACCATGGCACTCGTGGCCGAAGTTGTTAAGATTTTGAGTGATCCAGTTTTGCTTTCTCAACATATTGACGGCTTTGATTCTGGTGCTATTGCTGTCAATGATGGTAGGGCCATGACGCTGTCTGAGGTTGCAAAGCATTCTTGTACGAAGAATTTTGGTAGTGATTATGATCAGAACGACATGAATTCTATTTCAATCACTTTAGAGGATGCTTATGCCCAGAATCCACAATTTTCGCAACAGCCAGCTGCTTTTCTTGCTTATTTCATGCAGCTTATAGACAATTCCGCCCCAGCTACAAAGGCTCATTTAACCGACAAGGACACTATTTCCATATGTCCTCAAATACCTGTGATTATGAAGTCCGGAGATCTAGTTTCTAGTCACAAGACCTGTGGTTTTGTGTGGTTAAACACCAACACCATTGTGGGAATGTTGAGAGAACTTTGCGCTGATGACAAGTGTTATGCCGCATTGCTAAGGCGTATGTGTGGTTCTCACGATAAGGAAATAACACTTTGGGAACTCGAGCTTAACCCTCACGCAATATTTCACGAAAATCCATGCTGGGTTGAAGGGTCTATTGACCTCAAGATGTCCCGTGACAATGTTTTACGGTCTTTGAATGAATATTATGCCAATGGATACATCACTGAGAAACACCCGTTTCATTTGTACCGTGTCAAGCATAATGATGACGGTCCTAACGAGCGGATTTTCCTTTACCGCTTATATCCCATTTTTGTTCCGCATGTCGTTAATAAAGTCAAGGCTATTACCCCATCTAGGAAACTGGCTGGGGAGCGACCCTTGTTTGATGCCGATATGAGGTCCATGAGTATAGAAGGGTGGTTTAAGAATGATTATTTAACAGGTCCCGAATATCTTAAGTACATTAAACGGAATTTCGTTAAGCGTTTTTTCACCGATATAGCTTCAGCGCGTGACGAAAGTTCATTTAGGCCTAGCACCGTTGCACGCGAGCTTGTTGATGACCCCCTTCTTGGTGATAATTTTGTTTCTCATTCTACACTTAATGATCCCCTTAACGACAAAGTGGCATTTAGTTTTGAAGATTGCATTCCTTCAATTATGTTTGCAAGTTTTGCTTTAATTGCACGTTGCCTCTTTTCTTACATTACTTGTTATCACATTGTTATTTCCACTAGACTTCTCAATGTCTGTTACGTTTATCTCGTTTACAAGTCTTTGCCTTTAAAGGTTATTCTTACAGTTTGCGTTAATTATAAAGTGATTGTATTGAGTTGTTTAATGTGCATGATGTTTTTGAGCCTTGAGCCAGTTGCGCTTACAGTCACCATATTTTACGTAGTGTCATTGGTCTCAGAGGCTCACACTCATGCCGTAGGCTGTTTACATCCTTTTGCGCATGCTTTTCATGGATTTTCTGCCTATTTCTTTTGCGCACAACTCGACGACTTTCCCACTTCTTATGTCTTGTACACTTCTAATTGGATGTTTTGCAAAATGGTGTATTATTTTGGTTTTCCCACTCATGATAAAATGAGACTCTTTAGGATTCCCACTTTTTTCTGCTGTTTTTCAATTGTGATTGTTTCATACCGAGTGTTTATGACTGATGAATGTAAGCACAAGTACACTTTCTTTATCATTTACTTGTTTAATTGCTTCATGCAATGTCTTGTTTCCTGTCGCAAGCTTAAGAATGATTTGCATGTTGAGACGTGCATGGTTGAAAAACCTCGCCTGAGCTGGTGGGAGGGATTGATTCAGATGGGCACTACATGCTCTGAAGTTAAGCTAGTTTGCATTGGGTTGTTGACATGTTTTGCACTTTCTTTATACAACATGGTTTTCCCTAGGGTTCAAGGTAAGAGTTTTGACCCCCATTCAACGTGGAACGATGACTTTTCTATCAAGCTTAGTGGTGAACCCGATAGGACTCCTGACAAGTCTCGGAGTGATGCGGTTCGCAGTGCTTGTGAGAGTGTTGCTATTGTCAATTTATTATTTCGAGATTATGGTTGGGTACCCAACGTTTGCACGGTGGGTAATGGTTGTTTTTACATTCCGACTCATTGTCTTAAGGGCTCTTCAATTTTTGCAAATGGGAAAGTGCATTGGCGAGAGAATTCTTGTCCAATTCGCATCCACGTCATTTATAAGTCGGGTTCTTTCCTTCTTGACACTAATAATTTGAATGTTTTAGAAGTTGGTGTCGATACAGCCATGGTGCGCTGTAACCATTTTATCAATTCAACTCCTATAGAAAATTTCACCATCAGTGATACTGACGTTGCTTATGCTTACACACCTGAGATTCTTTATTTTGGACCAACAGATCCAACTCATATAGCAGAACTCGAGAAGTTAGGCGAGGATTTCGGACCTACACCTGAGCTCGAGGATGTTGTAAGAGCTATTAACAGAAACTTGGATGACCCTTTTAAGCGTAAAGAATACATGAAACTTCTTAGTCGTGTTAAACTTTTAAGACACCTTTCAGAGACAACCGACTTTAACATGTACGATAATATTGAGTGGCTTAGGGCTATCCTTACACAAGGTAGGGTTGAATTCGTTCGCCTTAGCCCACTTACTTTGCAAAAAGTCAGTCAGACTGATACTAAAGGTTATAATCACATGACTAATACGAAGCTAGAAAGCGATCCACCACCAACAACTGGAGATTCCGTTTGGTGTAAACCGAGTACCTACAAGTTTAAGGTTTCCATCGTTAGATGCTCCGTACCCGAGGTTATAAAGGCATCAGCACCTGTAGTATGTGGCTTGCCAATAATGCGTCGGGGCACAATAATCGGCATGCAGACTGGCAGCTCTATGGGACCTGACGGCAAACCTCTTTACATGATAGCTAGGTGTGGATTTTACAGCGATCTTCACTCCATGACTCTTGAGGAAAGCTACGGTCTCACTTTTGGCACTGAGATCACCACAACTAATGCTCATAAAAGACATTGCTGGGTCAATTTTGTTGAGCCTGGCCAACGCATCATTCATGTGCGGAGTATTAATGGTGATAGGGGTAATTATAAAAGCAAGAAACCAGCTTTTAAATATCATCCTTCAATGTCTAGGCTTAACACCATTATGACTTCGGTTCATGGTGACAAAATCCACACTGTAGAACGCAAGACTGATTTGAACTCGTATAAGCAATCCTCCACTAAAGTACTTGGCAGGTACACAACCGTCAATCCCAAGATGAGACTTCCTTCGTGTCAGGACTTTGTGGCTAGTAGGCTTCTGTGTTCTTGGATAATAATTGCTAGTGACTTTTTCCCTAAGCAGGATTTGACGGTGCTTGAGCCTTGGGACTTTGATAGGGCCGTGACAGGTGATGATCTTGTAGGGCCGCTCCAGGGAGATAAGTCAACTGGAATTCAACAGTTTCCTGGTGCTTTACGAAATCATTTGGTTTTGGACGGCGCAGGCAGTATAACATCGTGTGTTGAGGGTAGCGAATTAATGGCAATGTCAAAGCGCTATTATGACATTATGTACGCCAAATCTGCCGGGGTTTCTGTTGTTACAAAGAATTTTCCCAAAGTCGAGAAACATAGCTTTGACAAAACCGGCATGTCTGATGAAGAATTCACTTCCGAGTGTGACAAGGCCTGCAGGATTATTCAAAATGTTCCTACAACCACAGCCATTACTCTTAGGTGCGCTTTTAGCTTCATGCTTAGGTTTTTCAGCCATTTTAATGCCATTTGGTCTAGTCCATACGGAAAACCACCTTATGCTGAGGCTTCCGTTTGCGTCCACTATGCTCCAGGTGAACGCTTTACTGCATGCTCCCTTGACATTAAGAAAATGGATGCTTCTATTGATGGTGACATTAGTAACGTCGTTTTCAAGCTTTGGCGGGATCAAGTTAGATGGATGTCTATGACGTACGACAAGAAACTTGAGAGTGCTGGTATGCGCACTTACGCACAATTTCTGCCTCTTTTCGACAATGCTGTTTATGCTTTACAACACTGGTGGTCCGTGAGTGATGGTTACGCCACTTACATCCATCATGGCAACATTTCTGGTTCCCCAATCACAACACATTTTAACATCATGTGTGGCATTATTCTCCTTTATAATACTGCAATTACTGAGCTCATGAACTTTGGCTTTGATAGCAACACTGCTTGGGACTATGTACAGCAGTATGTTAATTTTTCTGTGTATGGCGATGACATGCATATTGTAGTAGCTGAACCAGGAAATGACAAATTGAGAAAGCGAATGAAAAACTTTACTGCTGGTTGGATTGCTAGGAAAATAGAGGTCCATACTGGGTTCCAAGTTACACATGACGATGTTGATGCTTTTCTTTCGCGTAGCTTGGTGGGTGAGTTTATGATGCTTAAATCTACGTCTCTCACCAAGTGTTACGGCATGGGTCCTAAGGAATGGATGACAGATGACAATAACGTCACTTCTTTTTTGGCTGGACTTCTTTTTGTAACATCTATAGAATTGTCAGCTTCTCCTATTAGGTATGAGAAGTTTATAAATGCCGTTCTTAATGATAGTGACCATATTATACAGAAAGCTGTTCTTGAACTAGTCATTAGAGCAGATTGCGTTAACAAACACAAAGTCTTCTTTGGTGCTCACCATTCTATGGTTAATGCCATTCTCAAACTTAGCAGGCCAGTAGAGATGCGTCGTCTTAGGACATTGCACAGAAATAGGCTATTAATTGGTAGGTCTGGACTTATTTCCGCCGGCAGAATTGCAATGATATCTTCATTTGCTAGTGAGGACGTCGTTAGCAGCAACAAGAATTATGTTGTGCTGGATCAGTCTTATCTACCTGCTATTAGAGTATTGACAGACAACAGTGTTCTTAAATCACTTTATCTTGGCCACACTTCTGACATTGATTATGATGAGTCAACTCTTACAGAGCGAAACGCCTACTTATCCTCCGTTTACAATAAGTCAAAACATGAATGCAGGCTTTCTCCAATTTGCAATTCTTTGACGTATTCTGAGGAACAAGCCGTAGGCTCTGTTCAGGAGTTGGAGAGATGGGAAGCTCTCTGATTCGGCGGTGGTGAGTAAACACCCTAACAAATCCGGCTTCCTACCGAGACATGGACTTTCTTCTACGGCATTCGGCGCCCTGAAGATCGAAATTGCAAGCCCGACCTTTATTTTATTAACCATGAAAATTTTTCTTTTAACTCTTAACTCCGCGCTTGACGCGATTAAAACTAGTAGGGACTTTGTCCCTAATTCGACTCTTAGCTTTTCTACCACGGAAGGCTGCACTTCTCAAGAAAACGTGTGTCTTGAGGACGATGAAATTCAACACGATACTTCTATCCCCACTTCTATGGATGGAGCTTATTCTCAGGGAGGAGCTTCTGATGCAACGCTTGCGGACTTTCTCAAACGTCCAATTCAAATTCATCAGCACTCTTGGGATGTCAACTCCGATGCAGATTTTGTGATAGATCCTTGGTCACTGTATCTTAATGATTCAAAGGTCACTCAGAAAATAGACAATTATAATTTGTTACGATGCAACATTCATGTTAAAGTCGTGATTAACGGTAATGCCTTTTATTATGGTGATCTACTTGTTTCATATCTTCCAACACCTGATGGTGACCCTTATACTGACCTTGGTGGCCTTATTTATTACACGCAGAGGCCCAATTTCAGCATATCTCCGACCAAGTCTGAAGGTGGTAATATCACACTTCCCTTTTTCCAACCTTACAATTGGTACTCTATACCAGCTAGAGATTGGCAGGGTGCTGGGCAGTTGAGGTTCACTTCTTTTATGCCTCTTAGGAATGCTAACGCATCAAATGCCCCAGTCACTATTACTGTTTTTGCTTGGGCAGAGAATGTGAATCTTTCAATCCCTACGAATGCTGTGTCAGGTTCTTTAGTTCCGTCTTCGACGGAAAATCCTTCCATCATTTCCGACACAGCAACTGCTATTGCTGACGGGCTTGACACCATGACACCCGTTTTGGGTGGTCCAGCCACTGTTGCTTCAAAAGTTGCCAGAGGCATTGGTTCAGTAGCTAAAGCCTTTGGCTTTGACAGAGTTAATCCCCAGTCAGTTGACACTAGGGTTGTAAACAGTTATTTGTCCGATACTGCTTCCACGACTCTTTTTGAGCACGTGTCTAAGCTTTCTATTGACCCAAAGCAAGAGCTTTCTGTTAGTTCTAGCACGGTTGGCATTGACGAGCCTGACAGGCTTGTAATTGCAGACCAGTGTAAGCAGGATGCCTTGCTATTTCAATTCCCGATTACAGTATCACAGACTTCTGGAGAGCAGATAGCTGCTATGAGGGTTATGCCAGCTTTGTCTACTATCACTCCTTCCACCACTTCAGGCAGGGCGGAAAGAGGACGTATAATTAACCAAACGCCACTTTGCCACGCTAGCCAGCCATTTGTCTATTGGAAGGGCTCTATTAAGTTTAGGTTTAGAATCATGAAATCAACGTTTCACAAATTCAGACTTAAGGTTGTTTACGATCCCAATCCTGGATTGAGTGGCAGTAGCAATCCAGACCTTAACACCACTTACAGTAGGGTTATTGATTGTTCCACTACTGAAGAATTCACTCAAAATGTCACTTGGGGTCAGACTAAACCTTATTTGAGGGTTCCAGATGTTATTTATAACACTAGGAACAATGCTTCGGGCTACCCTAACCTCGCTTGGCACGTTGGGGAAGACAGTGGTGTTACTTCCACAACTTACGATGCGAACACAGACAATGGCATGTTGTATGTTTACATTTTGAATGAGCTGGTTACGCCCAACCCCACAGCCACTGGCAATCCCATCGTGAACGTTTATGTTTCTTCGGATGACATGAGCTTTAATGTCTGTGATTCTGGCAAGATAGGAAAGGCTTCCTTTTTTGCGAAACCCGGTGACTTGTATTCACCCGCGTCAACCTATATTGACCCTCTTGAGCCCATGGAGGAAAATGAGGTTGATCCGATGGGTGGTTCGGTTAAATCAGACGACACCTTGACCTTTTTTGGTCAAAGGCCCATGTCTTGGCGTGCCTTGTTTAAGAGAGGTTTTCCTTTGGAATATCACTTGGATGTGGCCACTTTGGACAGTGGGTCGCCTGCTGCTTTAGGCTTTTCATATGGCTATCTTAGTACGTTTCCTGCGTATGCTGGGTACGACCCTACTGGCATGGGGTCGATAGTCTTGCCTAGCGGTGCTTCACACCCATACAATGATGCCAAAGCAACTATCCTAAATTGGGTAGCACCCATGTTCTGTGCATGGCGTGGCTCCTTTCGAGTCAAAACCATTTCTTCCTTCACTACTGCATCGTCAGAACCTACTCAGTGGGCATTTCATGCCTTTAGAACTGAGCCAGATGTCGGTCGCACAAACTCGCACGGGCTTTATCTTACGATTAGTGACTTAGCTCGAGAGGTCGCTGTCTATAACACCCCAATGTTTGATGGAGCAATTATTACGCCAGGCGACAAACAGCCTGTTCTAGAGGTTGAAACACCTTTTTTGTCCAACAGAAGGTTTAACGATCCTAGATTCAAGCAAGTTAACGAGGGTAAAGCCTTGGATGAGGGGGGTTATATATACCTCTTTCAAAGGATGCTGTGTAAAACAGCACCAACTTTGTGGGGTTCGCCAGAACCCACCAACCAATTTAAGGCGTCTTGCAGCACGTTGAATTACGGTTCCACTGGACCGGATTTTTCGCTGTTTTGGCGCATTAGTACATTCCCGATATTTGATCGGGAGCTACAGGTCTTAGCTTAAACACCAGACCAGGATCCAGCATGGTAATGTGCTGGAGATTAGCAATGAGGAGAGAACGGAATTTGCCTACTTCTAGGTTTCAAGTTCAT